TTAAATGATTAAGATCATCTATCGGCTTATTTACTGCTTTTCCAAATTTATCCTTGTCCCAGCTGTAATTACTTATTTCTGTTAAGAAATTTACACATCTTGGGTGGATAAAAATTTTAAAATCTTGAATAAATTGTATTCCCGCATTAATGCTGTCTTTACCTTTTTTAGATGGTTTGATTCTGTAAAGTCCTAAACCTCTTAAATGTTCTATGCTCTTTGGTTCCTCACTGTCAGCAACTATGATTTCTTTTTTGAAACCAAGTTTTTCTATATTTCTGTAAATAGCCGTGTTTTGCAATCTCTTTTGATACATCTCATCAAAAACATAAATTTCTTTTTGCTCAATGTCCAGTATCCCACAAAAAAAAGCAGCAGGGTCATTGGTATATCCAAAATCTAGCCCAAATACTGCTTTTGCTTTTTGTCTTTTATTTAAAATTTCTCTCCAATCAAATTCCAATTCTCTCCAATTTTCATAAACGAGTCCATCAGTTATTCCCCATTCACCTAATCCAGCAACCTGATAACGTCTAGGATTGTTCTTTTTCATGTCTTCAAATAGTTTTTTATCAGACTTATCCAACCATTCATTACATAGATAATTAGTTGTAATTGCTAAAATATTTCGAGCTGTTATATCAAAGAATCTAGATTTTAACCAGTGTCGCTCATTCCAAGGGTTGAATGTCAAAATAATCTGCTTGAACAAAGGTTCTTCAACAATACCTCTTATACTTTCATCCAGCATATTAAACGCCGTTTCATCTGTCAGTTCATACGCTTCCTCTACCCAGCAAAAACATAATTGCCCAACTGAAACTGAAATAGATGTAATTTTTAAAGGGTCATCTAAACCTCTAAATAAAATCTTTTGTCCAGTAGGTTTATATGTTATTTCAAGTGGACTTTCTTTAAATTCCCAATAATCATCTACTTTAAATCTTTGTATCGCCCATTTTAAATCTGAATAGCAACTGTCTTTCAAAGTCCTGTATACCTTACGTACAACAAGAGTGTTTGCATTTCTATATTTCATCATATTGTAGACTATCCATAATGCCGTTGTCTTACTTTTTTTGCTTGCTCTTGACCCTTTTACGACCTTGTATCTTCCCTTAAAGTTCCAAAAATCCTTATACCCTTTTCCAACTAAATCAGGAAGTCTTATCTTTTTACTCTTCAAGTTCGCTCTCACCTACAATCATAACAGGTACAACTCCGTCAACTTCAACTTTATCTGTGAATAGCCTATATCGTTTACCAAGCAGTTCTGCAGCTTTCAACCTATCTTTTAAATCTACATTTTTAATTATTTTTTCTGTTGCTGATTTTCCAAATCCTCCCACTACAACTTCTTCAGTTACTTCTCCTCTTAGAGTTGCTGTTAAGAACTCAAGTATTTCTTCTGCTTTGGCTATTCTATTATTGGTATGTTCTTCTGTTATTTTTCTTATATATTTAGAAATATTAGTATTTTTTAGTAATTTATCTGCATTTACTCCTGCATACTTTTCTTTATACCCAGCCTTTATTGCGGATTCAGTAGCATTTCCACTAGCTACATAAAACTCACAAAAAGACTTCTGCCTTGCATTTAATTTCAACACTACCACCTCCTTCTGTAACAAAAAAAGACAGCCTTTAAACTGCCTTATGCTTATATAAAATCAAGGATTCAATGACAAGTACCTTAACTTATACTCTTACATCTTGACATATTATAACATATTAAAAATTATATACAAGGACAAAAAAGTGACAATTTTTAATTTAATATACTTTTTAATACATCGTCTGAAAAAATAATGAGTTGTAATTGCCTAATCATATAATTCTTATGTCTTTTAGCTGTTCTCTCACTTATATCCAATTTTTCTGCTATAAACTCAAATGTTAAATCATCAAAATATTTCATCTCGATTATTTTGTAATACTTGTCATTCTTAATTGTATCTAAAGCCCTTTCAACCATATTAACCACATTTTCTATCCTTGCGATTTCTTCCTGTAATTTCTCTATCTTGTTTTCGACCTTTTCCAGTTCGGATAAATACACCTTGCTAGCCTGTACATTAACACCTGTTTCCTTTTTCTGAATTGATATGCCCTCTTTCTTCAAATCCTCTATAAGCATATTTTTAGAATCAATAGCACCTTTCAGCAAAGATAATTCAGATAATAACTTCTCTGTCTTTTGGAATGGTGTTAATTGTTTTTCGGTTTTTATTTCTTTTTCATTTTTCATTCTTTCTATTATTTTGTCTGCTATTCTGTCTATGTCTTTTTCGTTCATTCAATCTTTTCCTTTCGATTTTATTTATCTTTTCTACAAAAAAAGACCAGTTTTATTTGGTCTTGTTTTCTAACTCATTTATCCTCTTTTCATAATCTAATTTTTTTTCTAAATTATTGTTTTTTTCTTCCAAAATTTTTAATTTTGTTTCAAAATCTTTTATTGTTTTATTTTCTGCTGGATAATTATTCATATAATAAATTCCTAAAACTATTAAAACAAATCCTATACTACTTGGAATTGTCATTTTTAAAATACTTTCTTTGAAAGCATCAATATTAAAATTTATAAGGCAAAATAAACTCGATATTGTTATCAAAATAATCCCACAGATCACCGAACACACTGCAAAGTGGTTGCTTTCAATATTTAAAATATTAGAAATACCAAATCCGATTACAGAAAATATTGCCAAAAATATTCCCATAATATTTAATATATTTTTATCATAATCTTTTTGTTCTTTTATTAAATCATCTATTTTTTCTAAATTTTCCAAACCATAAAATACTTTTTTTTGTAGCAAGTTATTTCTTATTGATTTCATATCTATTAAAATTCCTTCCAATTCATTTAAAAGGGGATTTTCCGTTTCTAAATCAAAATACAGTATCCCCAATCTGTATATCGGGAGAAAATACTCAACTTTTTCAATACTTTCATTATACTTTTCTTTAAAATCAAAATAGTCCCATTTTTCTATTTCTGATTTTAAGATTTTTGTTGGTTCGTAGGTGTTCCCTTTTATATGCTTTGAAATATAGATACTATTATCAAATTTTGAATTTATTTCGAGAATATCTTCTTTTATATATTTGTATTTTTTGTACCATTCTTCAGTTATAGAATTTTTTAACTTTTTTGATATTTCTTGAAATTCTAATCTTTCATTTTCTTCCAAAGGTTCATTTTTAACATTTTTTTCATTACTATAATATCTTTCAAACATATCTTCAATATTTGTTCTAAAAATTGTTTCTTTCATAAAACCTCCTTAAAATATAATATATATTATACCCTAAGACCAAAAATATTCAACTGTCATTGTCCTAATTTCTAAAACTTTTTCTAAAAATCACATTTCTTCAATTTATGATTTTCTTCTATATCCTCATATTTCAATATCGGCGATACTTCGTGTATGCTTCCGTTCTCAAATTTCAGATATATCTTTTTACTTGTTTTAGATTTTAACTTTTTAACAACTTTATATTGCTTGCATTCTTGTTGAAATTTCTCGTAATATGTACTGCAACTTATAGTTATTACTAAAAGTCCTGCTAATAATAATTTTTTCATTTCTCCTCCTTAAACGCCTTAAAGTGATTTTTGTAAATCTTTTTCAACTCTTTCACAAGTTCCACATTTAACCACACCCCCTCGATATAGTATTTATTCTTAAACGTTTCCTTGCCTGTTGCATGGAATTCTTGATGATGCTTGGCACATAAACTCATAAATGGCGTTTTTAATCCGTCGCAGTTTTCATATCCGCCTATACTTGCCACTGAGTTCCAATGGTGTAGCTCGATTGTATTGTACTCATTATGTTCTTTTCCGCAGATACAGCAAACTCTTTTTCTCAAGCAGGCAATCACATATCTTTCAGTCATCTTATCTATTTCCAGTATATGCCTGTATCTTTTATCTTGCTTGTTCAAGATATATAAGTTAATATCATTTTCCAATGCCTGCTCTATTAAAAATGCTATAAAATCATTTGCAGTCTCCATATCACATTTGGCAGTAGAAAATTTATTCAAATCTCTGCTTATTGCAAACTGTTCTTTCTGATATTCTTTCATATCCAGCATAGTCCAGCCTAGTTCATCAGCAAATTGCTTTATTAGCACGTGTATCAGTCCGTTCTGTGCCTTAGACAATTTTTTTACAGGAATAACTTTGATTGGAAAATTATTAAGACGCTCTTCCAGCTGTTGCTTAAGTCCTGGATAAACTTTTTCTACGGCTAATGTTATTGTTATCTCGCTATTTTTGATTTCCGTGTAAGCCATTTCTTCTTAGCCTTCCTTTTCTTAATAAATTTAATATTTTTAAACAATTCGGCATTAAGTTTCGCAAACTCAAAGTCACGGTTGTTCATTTCTGTATTACATAATATCTTTTCTTTTATTCTTTTGAATGTTTTTTCTTGTTCATCCATCTCAATTCCTCAATTCTGCTTTTTCTATCCAGTTCTGTACGTATGCCAATGCTTCAGTCAAGTCTTTTCTCTTAATATCACGGTAGCTTGCAACTCCAAACCTGTCCTTTAAATCTCTGTAAATTGCAGGAAACATTAAATTTCTGTCAGCATCTATCACATCCAGCCTTTGATAAACTCTTATCGAAACTGCTTTTTGTAATTTTCTTTGTTCCGTATGGTCTATTCTTATCTCGTTATCAACTTTATTTTCTACGACATCAATTCTATGCTTAACACTCTTCATTTCGTTTGCCTGCAATATGATCATATCTTCTACTGTCATTGGTTTTTGTAACTGCTCAATTTTTTCAATAAGTTTAAATCTTGTTTCGGCACTATATCTTGCTCCAAGTTGTAAAACTCCTTTGTAATTCAAAAGAAACATCGGTCTACTTTGGTTATTTGCGTCTTTATAATGGCTCTCCTGAAATATCAGGGCGGCTCTTTCCGTTCCTAATTTACTAATCTCATCTCTAATATCTGCTAAAACATTATCGTGTCTTTTCCCTGCTATCTCTGCTACTTCTAAACTTGTCATTGTGTTTCTATTTTCTATATTCATTAATTCATTCATTAATTTTCATCTCCAATCATCATTTCAATGTATTTTTTTGCTTTCTTGAAGTCTTCAATACCATTTTTCTTATTTGCTCTAAGCACGTATTTAATAATATTCCCATGGCAGAAACTATTAAAATCTTTTACAGTCGCTTTTATTACGTCTATAGCTTCAACCTCTAATCCATCTAATTTATAATGATTCGGGCTATTTACATTATCAATTTTCATTTTTTGCTCCTTATTCAATAAATTGTTTTAAATTGGGCCTAAAATAATTTTTCCCTTTCAGAATTTTCCCGTCTTCCCTGAAAATTGCTTTACCATTTTCCAGCTTGCTCATATTACTTCTGTGAACTTCCTCGAATGCTTTCACAAAAATATCATTAAACTCATTTTTAAAGACTTTTTCAAAAATAAATTCGCTTTTATCATTGCATCCAAAATAAATCATATTTACAACAGCTTCAACATCGCCTTTACATTTTTCTAACAATGTCCCTATTAAGATATAACACATGTCGCAAACTGCGTCTAACATTTCTACTCTATCCTTATTTTTTTCTGCCACTTCATATTCTTTCAATTCTTCGTCAAATAACTTTTTTCTTAATTCCGTTCTTTCTTCAGTCATTTCTTTTTCCAGAAATTCCTGCTGTCCGAATGCAATATAAAATTCTTTTACTAATCCAACCAATTTATTCCATTGTTCCATTAAATTTCCTCCTATAAAATTTCTATTCTTATCCCTGCGTTTTCCTTATTGACTTCATACCCTAGAAAAACAGGAATAATATTTTCCATATTGTCATTTTCTATCCATTCGTTTTCCTGCATTAAGTCTAACGGAAGTTGTGCAACGTTCACATAGTCAAATGTCCTTTTGCTATTTCTTATGAAATAAAATCCAATTTTGTAAGGCTTTTCTTTGCCTTTTAGCATTTCCTTGAATTTTATTCCTTCTTGCCACCATTCATCAGCTGTATTTTTCTTATATTTCATAACGGTTTCCGAATTTATCAGCCTTTTGCCTGTCCAGCGTTTGCTGTTTTTGGAACTCGGCACATTTCCAGATATAAAAATTTTCATTCTTGCTTTTTTCTCCCTTCTTCCAGCTTAAATTTATAAAGTTCATCATAAGAATATTCTAAAGCCTTCTGCAATTTATTTTCTGGAATCTCCCAGTTAAATTGCTCTATGCTTTTCACTTTTCCACGATGTCTTTTTATAAATTTAAGACATTCATCTTTGTCAATTGTTTTCAGTTCGTTGTTGTCTATCCTTAGGCAAATAAGTGTTATTTTCGTTTTATTTCCTCCTGATTTTATATATATTTATATTTCGTCCCCAAAACTATCCCAATTTTCCCTTTCGTTTCTTGCAAATAATTCTATTTTTTCGGTATTTGGAAACATTTTTTCAATTATCTCGTAAGCTATTACTGGCTTTTTAGAGTGTTTTGTTGACTTTTCTCTAAAAACTGTTGTAAATTTACCTCTCATTTCAGAAATTGGTTTTAATATATTTCTTTTTTTATAAAACCATAGAAGATATTCGTGGGAATATCTAATTGTGAATGCCGGAGCAATACCGTTTTCCTTGTCCCAAATCAATCTAGCGTGTAAGCTATACCCAAGTTCTTTCATCATATTTTCACAATCAAATAAGAACTCATCAATGGTCCACACAAAGAAATTGTGTTTTTCTTCAACTTGTATTTTAGAGATTATATTTTTTATTTCATCATTAGAAAGAGTTTTGTAATCTAAATCTCTTGACTGATTTGGACGACTTTTTCTTAATCCACCTTTTTTCTTTTGCCAAGGTGGATCGGCATAAATTACAGAATACTTTTTATTATTGTTTTTCAAATCTTGTATTATCATTTCTCTTCTTTCATCTTAACTTTCATCATTTTCTCAATCTGTCTGATTCTTTTGTTATTGTCTTCTATCTGAATACCATTTTGTTTTATTTCTTCTGCTATTTCCATCATTTTCCTGTTTAGTATGGCATTTACCTCTCTTAAGCTGTCGTTTTCAACGCTTAGCCTGTCCTTTTCTCTTTTTAGATTTTGCATTTATCCTCCATTCTTTATAAAACAATATTCTACAAATTCTCTATTTATTGTCCGTTTTTTTATTTTTATATCAAATCCTTTTTTTCTTAAATTTCTAATCTGTTGAAATACTCCTTGTTCTGTTCTTTTTAATTTTTTAGCAATTTCTTTTAGTTTGATCGGCTGATTTTGGATTATTATTCTGTTTTCTTCTTCTGTCCATTTTTTTGATTTATTCCTAACTAACTGCTTTTTTTCTAAACAGCAAGTACCACTTGTATATCTTAAAAAATCAGAAATTGAACCAATGCTCCTGTTGAATCTTTCAGATATTCCATTTTTTTGGCATCCACTCTCCCACAATTTCAAAATCTTTTCGTTCTGTCTTTTTCTTTCTTGCCGTTTTTCTTGTAATTCTGATTTAAAATATTTGATTGCAGCGTTATGGCAAGATGTGATACCTCTCCCTAATGTCTTTGCAATTTCCTTATACGGAAGTTTCTGCTCCAGCCTTAATATTTTCAACATTTCGAGTTCTTCTGTTGTCCAAGGTGTATATTTTTGCATTTATCCTCCTAATAATATTTATCCCAAATTTCCTTGCATTCGTCTATCCGCCTATCTTCCCATTCAAATTTATAATATTTACACCTTCCACGTATTCGGCTGAATAATTTTGCACTTCCATTTATTCTCATAAAATCCTTTAGCTGGTCATCGTTTAGATTTGTGTTTATGATAAACGATATTCTGTTCTTACATAAGTGACTAAAAAACCTATAAAGTTCCTGTTTCATCCAGTCTGAAATCATTTCATTTCCTAAATCATCAAAAATAACCAAATCAGCTTTTTCAAATCTGTCTAAAACAAAATTTTTATTGACGTTCGGATTTTTAAAATTATCTGCTTCTTCATCCAAAAGTGCCTGCAACGATGTTTTATAAACCACATATTTATCGCAAAGTTCGTGGTAAATGCAGTTAGTATAATATGTTTTTCCTGTTCCTTCATCTCCTGACATATATATCCCTGAACCAGTGCCTTTTATGTATTCAAAGTTTTTGCAGAAGTTATAAAACGATTTTCTAAATTCTTTTTCTTTTTCGTTTACGATTTTAGAGTTTTTAAATCTATTATCAATTTCGTCATCTTCAACTTTAGATATTTTTTTGAAAAATGGAATATCTGAAACTCTATTTGATTTTTTAAACTCACTTCTAGTTACGGTTTCTGCCATATATGATTTATTACCAGCCGTCATTTGATCTGTCAATTTTGACATTGTGCTTGTCTGCAACTTTTTGGCTGTTATTTCTCCAAGACTTGCTATTGCCATTATTATTTCCTCCTAAGTTATTTTTATAGTTTTCTACCCATTCAGGTTCTAATCCTGTCCATTCCCTTTCTTTAGCAATTTCCAGTGCTTCTGTAAGTTCGGTTTCTCCAGGAAAGTCTTTTAATATTTTTTTTATAGGTCTTAATGTTTTTATACTTTTGCGTATTTCTTTGCGATATTTTATATATTCAAAAATTAGAGCTTTGTATTTCTCTGTTTTTTCTAGCGAATTTACAAAACATTCTAAATTGTTCAATTTTTCTTTTTTATATTTTTCTTTATATTGGGTATTTTTAATTGGGTCTTTTTCTATAGGTCTTTTTAGATTTACATTTTTGTCACTATCGGAAGTGACACCAGTGTCACCTAGGGAGGTGACAGCCTTGTCACTATCATTTTTGTCATTATCAATTTTGTCACTATTAGAATCAGCATTTTTTAAACAATAAATATTTGTCTGATTGAATCTTCTTTTCTTTTCAATTAATCCTTTTTCTTCCAGTTTTTTGATATATCTGATAACTGTTCTTTTATCTTTTCCAATTATTTCAGCCAATTTTTCTATACTTGGAAAACATTTTCCTTCGCTGTCTGCAAATCTGGCTAAGATCATATACATTGACTTCACTTCAAATGATAAATCTGTTCTGTCTATAAGTTCGTTTTCTATCCAAAACCAACCTCTTTTTCTTATATCACGCATTATTTTTCCTCTCCCTACATATTGTATTTTTAACATCTTTATGCTATAATAATTACAATATGTATT